GTCCTGAAATATTACCGAATTGAGTTGCCACAACCTAAACGAGATTGGTATCGGAGACTAAGACGTAAAGATTACAGTATCTTTTTTGAAGAATTAAGTAGGTGGGGAGTTGAATCACCCCCTAAACTAGGAACAATTGGTCTTTGCAAATCAGATGATGGTTTTGGAATGGCTTGCTACTGGATGGATGGATGGCTGAGTTACAGAAAAACATACGGCGAGTTGGTGGTCAACTGGAGTCCCCTCGACGGCCTCATGGTGACAGGTTGCTACTACCCGCGGAAGTTGAGTTATGTACTGTACTCGGGTTAAGCAAAGAAGAATATTTTGAATTTGTAGATAAAACTTCGGCCTACAACGGTCAGAGGAAAGAAGGCTATGAATTAATACCAGACATTAGAAATGAGGCGGTTACTGCATGGGCAGCAACCGAAGCAGGGAAAGCGATACTTATAAATACTGCAATTTCTGTTGCTCTTACAGCGATTGGTTATTTATTAACGCCGAAGCCCAAGCCTTTAAAAGCAGGTGCGAATGTTAGAGGTGAGGATGCAATAGGTAGTAAGAGGTTTGCTCCACAGTTTGCTTTTAATAGTCTTCAAGAATTAGCAGCTTTAGGAGACACGGTTCCTCTTGTCTTTGCTAACCAGTCAATAGTTGTTAATGGTTCTGACGATTCGATTGGTGGAATCAGAGTTAATGGTCAACTCCTGTGGTCACAGCTTTTAAGTCTTGGTCGTTTACAACAGTTAAAAGCAATTGCCTTATTTTCGTTAGGGGAAATAGATGGTAGACCAGACTTTGCAGGTTGGGCTATTGGTGATCTTTTACTTTCGACCTATAGCGAGAAAAAACTAGATCTATTTTTTAAATCTAGTCCTATGAATCAGTTCAATAGGATTACTAAATTTAACTATCCAGACGGAGATAAATATTCTGATTCAGAAGTTGTTGGGATGGACCTGCCCTATAACGATGCTTTTTCTGATACTTGGCCTGTCGGAAACGTACCATCAGCCTCGGGCGGCATACCAAATGATCGACAAATCTATGCTTTTAGCGGTACACGCAACCCAACAACGCAAGCAATCTTCGGTCTATATAGTCCGATGCCTAACGCTAGTGTGGTTAATCTTCCTTACGAACTAAATTACCCAACACCTAAAAGTACAGATCCGGCAAAGAGAGCAGTTGTACGAAAACAGAAAAAGACTGCGACTTTTTGGCCGACCAGAGCCGGCTTTACAGGAGGGAACGTCACCGCAGTTGATAACGAAGTTACCTACAGAATTTTAAAAAGTAATCAACAGTATGACGAAGATCCAACAACCGGTACTGAACCTCACGGTATAGAAGATGTTGTTTCAATGGTTCGATCTATTCGCGAAGAAATTGATGCAAAGATCTCGGTAGGTGAGACTTATATGGCAGGTGATGGTGTAATCGCTTGTACTGGTATTGAAAATCTCAGTGATCAGGCAGAGGAAGGAACACCTTGGAGGCCAACAACTTATATCAATGGAAAATTAATGTACGAAGGGATAGAGAGAAAGTACAAATTTAAGGTGATCGAAGAGGGTACGGACTACGACGCTAAAGGCACACCATTTAAACATCCGAATTTATACAACAACGCAGCCCAACCTTTATGGGTAAACCCCGCAGACGGTGGTGAGTTTGTGGACATTAATGGCAGAAAGATATTCACGACACAATATATGGATGATTATTCTTTGAAATACGGCTTTGCATATCGCAATCCAGTTTTGCAGAGAGTAGCTATCGGGACAATTACAAATAGTAGACCCTGCGCGATGACTGAGATCGGGTTGAAGTCTAAGGTTTTTTCAAGTATCAGAGGAGCAAATATAAATGCAGTACCTAATAAAGAAGGTCTTGATCAAATCTATGACGATAAAGTTAATTTCCAGCTAGGTAGTGTTGATCTTTATTTAAAAAGGTATTCATTCTTCAAGTTGCAGGTCAGAAAAGCTGGAAGCAATGGGAGATGGAATGACTTAAATAATGAAATTCAAAGTGACCATAGTGGGCTTTTTTGCGTCAAAGGAAATACCCCAGAGTTTCAGTACAACTACATAAAGATCTCGCATCCCGGCGGTGGATCAGCCATCAATAGTCAATTTGAATATCGCTTCAAACCATTCCCCGGAAATAATGTCGCTCTATTTCATATTGATCAAAAAGTCAATCTACTAAATGCGACCATTTCTAAGACAGGTCAACGCGAAGCTCAGTTTGCATCCGCGACAGATTTTGGAACATTTATTATCACCTTTGCAGGTAGAGATGATCTGGTCTTAACGCATGACGAAGTATCAAATACAGAGTGGATACTTTCTTACAACACCGGCAAAGGTGAAGCGACAGAAGGAACCGGCCCTGTAACTGAGTTAGGAGATGTTTCAGCTAGTGGTAGTAATTATGGAACGACTCAGGTTCAGATGGGTCCAATACCTCCAGATCCAACGCCTGAATATAACTACAACACTACGCAGGGACAAGAGGATGAGACTCTTATTTCACTTAATAGAAATTGGAATGGTGGTCAAGAATGGTCTTGGGTTGTTTATAAAAATGGTGTTGAGGTTGGGCATCAACTTACGCCTCCTGATTTCCCTGCTACCAGTCTTTCAATCTCAAGTTTTGATGATGTTCCGGGGCAGCCACAGATCTATAGCACTACTAGCGCAACAGCAGACGTAACAAGTAATCCTATTAATAATTCCGCAGTTGAATACTTTGAACTAACATCTAAAGATGTAGGTATTCCGTTAACTGTTGGATCTGTCGCGGATTCAATACGCATTAATTAAATGGGATCAATCAATCCAACGGTTTCAACAACAACTAGCGGTAACGGAACGGGCCTTACCGTAAGGGTTAATGTGTCATGGGACTATTACTACAATTGGAATGCAAGTTGGAGCATTGTTGATAAAGGTAATGGGTACAAAGTAGGTGACAAAATTACGATTGCTAGGCCCAGTGGACTGCCTAGTGTTACTAATACAAACGGTTCTTTAAAAGTATTTCCTAATGGCGCACCAAATATAAGCGTCACAGGTATAAAGGAATCTACGAGCGTGGCTCTGGAAGGGAATTTAAACCAGTTAGATGCGATAGCCGATTACGTTCAAATACCGGGGATGGAACAGAAGAGTCATCAAGACGGCCCCGAGCATGAATTGGTATACGTTAATGAATTGATGAATCCCGGTAGTGGTAAGGCTTCTTACATGGATTTAGCTATAGGTGGAGTTAGAATTAACAGTGCAAAAGAGTGGACTAACTTTACTCAGTTATCGGCTTACTTTAAGAAGGGAATTAAAGTTCCTGACTTAATAAATAGCCCTGCCGGTCCACCAAAAGCAAGCAATAACTTTGTTGAGATTGCTTATGCCCTATTAACAGATCCTTATCTAGGTGCGGGAG